TGGGTTGTTTTTTAGGTTTAGGAACTATCCCATTAACAAAATCCGCCGCAGCTTTGTCACTACTAGCTAATTCCATAAACAGTTTACTGTAAGCTTCAGTATGTAGGAAGTCGTCTCTAATTTCTTGGTTCTTAATGAACTTTCTACCATCATCAGACTTTCTACCATGAGCTCTAAGTATTAGGTCTTTGAAAATCTCAACAATCTTTTCTTGGTCTTTCTCTTTTACTATTCTTTGGATCATTGTGGTTATACCACCGTTATGACTCATTTCCATTTCCATAACTTCAGCTTCTGAAAGATTAAAGTAAAAATCTTCCTCTCTTTCTACTCCATTGTAATCATTAAATTTTATAGTTTTCTTTAACATGTTAAACTCCTTTCGTTTTTGTTAGAGCCCCCATTAAGAGGGCTCATAGAATTAAAGTGCTACGGTTGTGAAGTTAATTGATTCTGTAGCTAATGCTTGAGAATAAACGTCAACTACACCTGCAACTGTAACAATGTAAGTAACATTATTGTCTAGGTTACTAGAAGGTGTAAGTGTAAGAACTTTAGATTCAGAATCCCAAGATTTAGCGAAAGCAACAGGATCTCCAAGCTCATCTACCATACTTATAGATTCGGACATTATAGCGTTATTGAATGTAAGAACTACTGTTGAGTCTATAGCTACATCAGTAGCTTCGTCAACTGGTACGGATGAAGATAGAGCTACGGCAGAAGGTGCGTCAGACTCTATTATACTTAATACTTCATCAGGTAATGGTAATCTTCCTTCCACTGCGTCAACTCCGTATAATATAGCTTCTAAGGCTGCTAACTTAGCAGAATCTACCTTAGTAGAATCAATAACTACTATTGCTGATGGCTTCATACCTTCTATCTCTACAGGAGTTGTTGTATAGTCCCAAGAGAAAGTTACAGCTTCTGGTGAATCGTTTATAGTCTGATAAGATTTTTCTGAAGGTGCAGCTAAAGCTCCATATAATAAATGTAACTTATAGCCATGATCTTCACCATCAACGTCATTACCAATCTTAGTTCTATAAGCAAGACCAAACGTCTTTCTAGGTTGTTGTCCTACTAGAACTCCAGTTGTAAGTTCCGCTGTACCGTCACATTCTGAAAATTCATCAGGATAAGTATAAGCTTCGATTGTTCCTTCTGACTCTTCAACAGATAATAGATTTAGATACTTAATATTATCTGCATATATAGGATTAGGTTCTGCTCCAGTTGGATTTTCTGAAACATTAGTTAATCCATTCCAAGCTACTCCGTGTTTATAGCTTCCATCAACTTGTTTTCTATAGAGTACCCCTCTATCAACACCGGTTTCATAAAATCTCTTACCGGTTTCGTCCCAATTAATATTTCTAGGCATATTGTTTCCTCCTTTTAATAATATATATTATAAACATCATGATTTAAATTATTCTTAGTATAAGCCGTACTAAAAGAACTATATGGTAATTTAGCAACTTTATCGGGTATTATACTATCTGGATTTCTATCGATTATTATTACTGTGTATCTCTTTCTTCGCTTATACGGACAATTATCCGCATATTCGACATTATCAGCTGTTCGTCTATACACAATACAAGGATATTCTAAAGTAACAGTAGGAGGTGGTTGAAAATATACATTATTAGAACCTAATGTTATCTCCAAAAGCGATTGTAAATCAAGTCGTGTCCCCATTATATACCCCTCCTATAGTTAAAATAAGACGAGGCCTCTGTACTTCTATGTTAGTTATTTTCCATTTAGCCCCGTACCATTCTATATATCTCATATTATGAAAGTGTTGATAGGCATATGGATCAGCTAATATACTTATTTTGTTGTTAATATTTAAATTGTCATTTAACCCTTCTCCTGCCTGCCAACGTCTAGTATTTCTGATAACATCACCAGTGTATTTCTTTTCGGTTAATTCTTCTTCCCATACTCCAGGCGAAGTTTGTACTAATTGTGCATATCCTACTGTTCCATAATATTTAGCCATATCAAACTCCTATTTTTTATCCAGCAGCTTTCTTCTGTTCGATTACTAATGCTGTTTTATATCTGGTTAATGCTCCTGAACATCTAGTTTCAATTAAGTACTTATATTGGTTGTAGTCGATATCGAAATCGTCAAACATTCCAATCTTTCCACCTTTATCGGCGCCTATAGTATAATCACTCATATTAACTATAATACCAATAAGGTCTAAGTCGTCTACACCATCATTTCTTTCATAACCTTCCATAGCTTCTACTTCTATAATAGATTTAACTCTAAGTTTCTTAGCTAATTCTGCTTCTGAAGGATATAAATCTCTACCATTTGAGTCTTTAGCTAATAACATATCGGTAAGTAAATCTGATGTAGTATAGAAAGAAGGTCTTCCTTTACCTTTATAGTTCTTTCTAGCTCTAATAATAGCCTCTATAATATCATTTACGTCTGCTCCAGCATCAATCTTAACTTTATGAGAATAGAAATCATCATCCTTATAAATAGGTCTTATAGCGTTTTCGTCTATTTTATCAGGATCATCTATAGCTCTACCATCTCCTATAAGAGATGCTCTAGCTATTTCCTCATTAAGCATAATTCTCATTTCACCTTTTAGCCAAGCTACAACATCAAAGTCTGTAATATCATGTATATCATCTCTATCTAATTTTTGTTTCTTATAGATAGTAGTAGGGCTAGTGGTTCTTTTTAGTAATGCAAATACTTCTTCTTTCTTTAAACTACCTTTAACATAACCTTTAGCCCTTGCCTCATCGGCAGTTATATCAGCATGTAAAGATTTAATTCTAGAAAAAGGTGTATGTTTAGCACCATTTAAAACTCCATCAACCCAGGTAGTTTCTCTTTTTATGAATTCAGGTGTTTTATCAACAGTTTTAGCGTCCGGGAACAAATAATCTATATTTGTAATTCCATATTCATCAACGTGTTTAAGAACACTTTCTTTTAGAGAACCTGATTTTTTAGCATCATCAAATATAGTCTGTATTTGAGAATGTGTTAATTCGTTCTCTTTTTTATCTTTGTTATCGTTATCAAATAGATTTTTTTTCATATCTTCTCCCCCTTTTTGGTGTTCAATTGATTTTGTATTATCATCTAAGAATTTTATTATTTTTTTAGCTTCATCTGAATGTTTAGCTTCTTCGTCATCCATACTCTCTAGGGCATGTGCTAACATACCATAAAATAGATCTTTTTGATCATCGTTCAACGAATCAAATACATCTTGAAGTGTCTTCTCTTTATCTTCATGCTCAACTTCTTCTAAAGAAATTTCTTCTCCAGTATATATTATAGCCTCTTTTTCATCTGTTTCAGTACTTCCATCACTATGTTCTATAGCTAAATTGTCGATCAATGCTCCGGGATTAGCTCCTGATAATACTAAACTTACCTCTCTTATAGCTCCATGTAATACGTCTGAACCTTTTTGTTTTAAAGAGTTAGCATAAATAGATAAGGCTGAAATATCCTTATGTTTTACTAATACTTTTGCATTCTTACCGGATTCTGTATCATTAAATTTACAATATGCATAAACCCCATCATCTCTATTTTCAAGAAGTGCATGTCCTAAAATATTATTAGGTTCATTATGCATATGCTGCCATACTAAAGGTACGGTTTGTCCATCGTTATGTTTAAACGCATCCTTTCTAATAACTCTACCATCTGAACATTTTAAATCGTTCTTGGTAGCGTATCCACTAAAATCATACTTCATTATTTTCCTCCTTCTCTTGTTTTTTAACGTTAGGAGTAGGTCTTTCTTCCTTTACGTTAAGGTTTTTATTTCGTAATTCATCAGCACCTTCATCCTTAGCAGGCTTATATCCAACTATAGCTCTAAGTTCATTAGACGATAGTATTTCATTTCTAGTAAACTTGTCTGCTATATCGGCTAAGTCATTAACTGGTACTAACTTGAACGGATTTCTAAATATCATTATAGATTGTAGTTGAGTTCTAGCTGTTTTAGTTAAAAATGTCCTTTTATACTCATCTACGATAGCTGATATAACAGGTTCTAATGTTCTATTATGGTAATTTAACATAGTCTGTTCGTCGGCGGTACCATCAAAAACCTTCTCAGTAATACCTAACTGGCTGTATAGCGTACTCGTTAAATATTTTATCTGATCCATTAAATTATTCTCCGCAGGTCTATTAAGCTGTATGATCCGTTCTGTACCATCAGCGTAAGCTATACCATACTTGGAACCTTTTAATTGATTTTCAATACTAAGCCTTCTATCTTCAGCTTTCTTTCTCATAGCGTCCGTTTTAATAGTATATGGTAATTGAATTATCATATCTAATTTACCAGAACCACTTTGTTCGTCTATAGCATCTAATATATTTAACTTACGAATTAATCTTTGAAGAACGCTATTTGGTTCATTCATTACCGCATAGAGTGGATTTTCTATTATTGCTACAAACTTTTTATTAAGTGTTAAATCTTCTTTAAGTCCTGTTTTTTCATTATATACTCTTACTCTAACGTGATCAGGATACCACTCTAATATTTCCCCAACACGCATAGAAAATATATCATAATTACCAGAC